ATCGCTAAAGTGATTCAGGCTCAAGTTGAACTTCGTGACCAAGGTGTACCTAACTCTGAACTGTTTGCTGCTATTGAAGCAGAGGGTTTGGGTGGACTTTTGAACGATGAGAAAGCAACGTCTTCTGATTATCAAGCTATCAAAGCACTTGTTTCTGGTGAAGTGAACACTCTTGTAGGGTTTAACTTTATTATTATTGAAACGCGTACTGAAGGTGGATTGAATTTGACAGGTAACATTGTTGACTCTTGGTTCTACCAGCGTCCCGCTGTTGGTTTGGCTGTCGGTATTGACATGAAAACTGAAATCAACTGGATTCCTGAACGTACCTCTTGGTTAAGCAACGGTATGTTGAAAGGTGGCTCTGTCGTTCGCGACGAGGGCGGTTTAGTTAAAGTTCAATACGATAAGACTGCTTAAGGAGCATATTATGTCTTTTGACCGAACGGGTTTAAGCCGCATTGGCGGTTCAGGTACGGGTGGCAGCACTTGGCAGTATACTTCTGCTGATGCTAAAGGTGATGTTGATAACGCGGATTATTTTCTTGCGGCTATCAGCGAGCTTCAGCTTGGGGATCTTGTTATCTGTAAAGATACGAGCACTCCTGCTACTCCAGTAGTAACTATTACTTATATCAAAGCAAATAATGGTACAACCATTACTGCGGCGGCTGGTACTACAATTACAGCATAAGTAAACGGGGGGTCTTCACGGACTCCCCACTTTTTTAGAGTAATAATATGGCAACTAAAATTGATCTAGTTAGTGCTGCGTTAGTCTTAATAGGCGACATGCCAATTAATTCACTAATCGGTGGCTCACGAGCGCAACAAGTTGCTAATACTCTGTACGAAAGCATAGTCAAGAATGAACTGACCAAGCATCGGTGGGGGTTTGCTAGGGCCAAGGCTCAGCTATCACTTACTACTGAAGTTCCGGTTGATCAAGAATGGCAATCAATCTACCAGCTACCTGCTGATATTTTGTTCCTTGTTAAGTTGTATCCTAGTGTTAACTATCAGATTTATGGCGACAAAGTGTATACCAATAATACTGGGCCACTTTATTGCGACTATATTTATGATGTACCTGAAGCTAATTGGCCGTTTTATTTCTCCAAGATGATCGAGTATGCGCTGGCTAAAGACTTCGCAACTAGCATTAGGGATAGCTCTGCGTCCAGAACCGAGATGTCTAACGAGTACGTCATTGCTTCTAGGATGGCTCGATACACTGACTCACAACAATATCCAATGACTCCCATTACAAGTAACCCATTTGTTAATGTGAGGTACTAGTGGCTAAGTCACGCTTTGTTCAGAATAACTTTGTTAGTGGCGAGCTATCGCCTTTCCTTACGGGTCGTACTGACATCAATCAGTATTACCAAGGATTGCAGACTGCCAAAAATGTAGTCTTGGTTCCTCAAGGTGGCGTCAAAAGAAGACCTGGCACCCAGCATATTGACACGGTGTTAAATAAGCTAGAGCGACTGACAGCACAGAATCCAACGATGCCTAATGGTGGTACTGGATCTGTCATCAATGATGGCGATGACGCAACCACTTCATCTACCACGACAATAATAAGCACAACGAATCCGTATGTTGTTGCTCAATATGATCGTACTGCTTCCCCTGCATTAAAGACTACGGCAATATTTGCCGATCTTCGGCAGATTAGTTTGTTAGCTGGATCATCTGACGAGTTTGTTATACAGGATTCTGCCGATGCTACATCGTGGACTACGTTAGCGACAGTTCCGCTCTTAGGCGTTAACGCGCAAAACTTTAGACTTGCTATTAATTCAGCAGCAAGATATGTCAGGTTGGCTAAAGTTGGCGGAACTGATCTAGGCGGCTCTAAAGTCACATTAGCCGAGTTCAATCTAATTACCCAGACTACTGTGGCGGGTGTACCGTCAGAGTCCAAGCTAGTAGATTTTAGTGTCACTACAGACCGAAACTACCTGCTATCTATCACAGATAACAACATCCGTATATTCAAGAATCCAGGCACTTATGTTGCAGATGTACGGGTTCCGTTTACCGCTGCACAGGTCGCTACTGTACGAGATACTCAGACTGAAAGCGTCATGCTGCTCTTTCAGGAAGACGTACCATCACAAAGGTTGATTAATCTAGGCACAGATGCTGATTGGTTCTTGGATGAAGTGCCATTTACTAATGTGCCTACCTATGACTTTAATGATGAACTGAGTCCTACACCTATTTCAGATATTCAGAGCATTCAATTCCATACTGGGTTTGTGGCTGGAGATCAGTACCAGATAGACGTTGAAGGCGTGCTGTCTAAAAACATTACCTATGCGGGTGATGCCACCGCGGATGAGCAAAGCTCTACCATATTCAACATGCAGAGAAATTTGCAAGACATGCCTGTCTATGGCGAAACTGGCGTAACAGTCACGCGCACAGGCGCAAGAACATTCAGCATCACTGTGTCGGGAGAGTCTGCTAAAGACTTTGAACTATATACCGCATTCCCTACTAGCGGCACAGCTAAACCTATTACCATTACAAAAATAGCTAACGGATCGCCTAGAAAGGAACCTGTCTGGTCTGCTAATCGCGGATACCCAAAGACCGGATGTTTCTTTGAGGGTCGGTTAGTCCTAGGTGGCACTAAGTCTAAGACTGCATCTGTATTCTTTTCCAAGTCTGGATCATTCTTTGACTATGAGATTGACGATGGTGCTGACGATGAAGGTATCTTTGCCACTATATCATCTCGCAAGCTAAACGATATCATTGATGTTTATCCAGGTCGTAACCTGCAAATATTTACATCTGGCGCAGAGTTTTCAGTGACGAGTACGCCTGTTACGCCCTCATCTGTAGGGGTTACGCCCCAGACTAATCACGGTGCATCTTATATCGAGGTGGTGGATGTAGACGGTTCTACCATATTCGTCGATAGACACGGTAAGACAATCTATGATTTTGTCTATTCGTTCAATGAAGATGCCTATATCGCAAACGATAGATCTGTACTCTCGTCTCATTTGATCAAGCAGCCTACTGACATGGCAATGCTATCTGGCACGACCAGCGAGGATGCAAACTGGCTATTTATACCCAACGCAGATGGTTCGGTCACTGTCCTCAACACGCTGAGAGAACAAGACATCAACGGATTTACGCAATGGATATCTGCTGATTCTGGCTTTATCACTAATGCGACCGTTGTAGATGATCAGTTATACATGATCGACAAAAGAACCATTAATGGAAACATCGAGTACCATATAGAAAGATGGTCGTTTGATCACATGATGGACGATTCTATTATATTCAATCCAGGGCCAACGGATACACAGCTCACTGGCTTGGGTTATCTAGAAGGTAAGACTGTTCAGATTTTAGCGGATGGTGTCGTGCTAACAGAGAGGACGGTGGTTGGCGGTCAGGTAGTACTCACTTCGGAAGAGTTAGGCTATACCAGCATAGAGGTTGGGCTAAACTTCCCTGTAGAAGTTAAAGGTATGCCACTCAATACCAATATAGGTAGCGGTGAGAACCAGATGCGTATCAAGCGTATCGTTCGCATGAATATCAGGGTCTATCAATCGTATGGTTACTATGTAGATGGTCAGCCAGTACCGATTAGAGATTTTGGTGATTCGTCTGATTCACCATTAAATACCTCTCCTCACTTAAAAACTGGCATAATAGAAGATGTATTAAATACAATAGGTTGGACTAGGGACACAATGCCGTCAATAACTGCACCCGACCCTACTCCGGTACATATACAGATGATTGAATACGAGGTCGAGAGCAGCTAATGAATCCTTTTTTAATACTTGCAATTGCATTGACTGCTACTGCTGGCGCTGTTTCAGCTAGGGGTCAATATGTTGCTGGCAAGACTCAAGAAATTGAGTTAGAGCGTCAAGCTGAAGAAGAACGTATTTCTGCACAAAGCCGTGAATTGCAACGTCGAGAAGAATTAAATAGAGCATTGGCCGCGAATGTAGTCGGCCAGGCCATGTCTGGTATTTCTGGAGAAGGCACACCAGCGAGTATTTCATTGGAGAGTGCTAAGAAAGCAGGGCTTAGTGAAGCGACTATTGGTTTATCAGACAAACTAAAACAAGCTCAACTACGCAGACAAGGCAAATCCGCAAATCAAGCTGGAAAATTACAGGCCGCATCTACATTGTTAAAAACTGGCACACAAGCAGCGCAATTAGGTAGTAAGTAATGGCTCAGAAACCTATTGGATATTACGGAGAGTTCAAGCCAACGGGAGTAGATCAATCTGCTGCGCGTAGGTTTGAGGCGCTTGCTGGTCTAGCTGGACAAGTAGGCGATGTTGCTTTTCAGATAGGAGCAAAACGTGCTGAGAAGATAGGCGCTGAAAAAGGCACGAAGGCTGGTCTAGAAGCAGCAGAACGGTTAAATAAACCACAGCCAGAAGTAGGCCCACCAGAAGACGTTGCAGCCCCTGAAACTAAGAAAGGCTTCTTGGCATCTATGTCTATAGAGTCTCAAGCCTACAATACTGCAATGCAATCTGCCTACTTATCTCAAGTATCGACAGACTCAAAACAACAAGTAGAACGTATAGCGGCCCAGTATCCTGATGATGTGCAAGCATTTCAAAGTAATATCAATCAATATCGTCAGGGTTTTCTACAAGGCGTTAGTGATGAGTTTAAAGATGAGGCTGATGCAACAATTGGTAATTATATTGCCAATGCTGAAACGGCAGTGTTTAAGAATGAAGTGGGAAAGAATCGTGCTGCCGCTAACTCTGCAAGACAGCTAGCTATTGACGTTCATAATGATGAAGCCTCAAAAATGGCTCGTGCTGGAGATGAAGCTCAAGCCTTAGTCAATCAAGCAGATCATGACTTAGTCATAGAGGCAATGGTAGCTAGTGGCGATCTACCAGTAGATGAAGCGCAAACTGCTAAAGATTTGCTGTCTAGAAGAATTCAGCAACAATCTCAATTGGGCAGCCTAGAACGAATCATCTTTGATGAGAATCTTTCGACACGAGAGCAGTACGAGAAGGGTGCCGCATTTGTTGAGCGTATTCGAGATGCTGAATTAACGGATATAGGGCCAGAAGACAAAGACAAATTAATGTCTGTTCTGGACAGTAAGATTGATTCGCTACAAGTAGATCTTGCTAGGGAAGAATCTGAGATAAGCGTTGAGACAGGCAGGATTATATCTGACTTAATGATTGCTGCTAGCACTGGCAGTAGACCAACTCCAGAGATAGTTGAGGATGCTAATCAGTTGTATGACGAGGGATCTATTGACTTTAGGCAGCGAGCGTCAATTATCACAACTGTTTCTAAACAGTCACAGGATCAGATAAACAAAGCGGAATCCATTAACAAGGTTGCCATGAAGATCAGTGGCGACACAACCGCGATGCCTTTAGAAAAAGATGTCAATACGTTTTA